ATTTCAAAAATGTTTATGTATCAGGTTCTACTTTAGAAGTTTCAAATGACGCTGTTTTAAAAGGTGATATACAATTAGGTGTAAATACAGGTGACTCTACGGAAGATACTATTACAGTAAACGGTAGATTTGTTTCAAGTTTAGAACCTCTAACAACAGAGACAGTTAATTTAGGATCACAAAATAAAAGATGGAAAGAATTATTTTTATCTGGTAGTACGATTGATTTAGGTGGTTCTCAAATAAGTGGTGATGGCACAGGTACAATAACTATAGCATCCTCAGGTGTTGTATTACCTACTGGTTCAAAAGTAGGTTCAGAGACTATCGCAAAATCAGATGCTTCAGGTGTTGCTACTAGAGACGTGCCTTTATTTACTGCCTCTGGTGGTTTATCTACTGCTGCTACTACTTTTACAATGGCTGCTACATCTGGAAAGGGAGCTAACGTATTTACATCATTTAAAAAAGCAGATGGAACAACAGCAGGAAGAGTAGAGTTATTTTCATTCTAATGGAGAATATATATAAATATTGTAATTAAGGAGATTTTATGTCAGCAAAAACACCGATAAGAACCGTATTTGATGATGATAACAATGCCACAGGTTTGGCAGAATATCAATCAGGTGAATTTATCGCATTAACACATGGTGGCTTGGGTGCTTCGTTATCTATCGGTAGTGCTGGTCAAGTATTAAAAGTTAACTCAGGCGCTAGTGCCTTAGAATTTGGTACAGTAGAGGCTGTTTTAAATATAGACGGCATGACTGACGGTACTAGTATTACTGTTGCGTCAACCGATCAAGTTGCTATTTCAGATGGTGGTACAGAAAAAAGAATTAACGTATCACAATTAGGTCCAGGACTTGCTGGAGTACCTGCTAGTGCTGTAGATTTTTCAAGTGCTACTATTACAGGTATTACAAGTATAACATCTGGTGGTATTACAATATCAGGTAATCAAATTATTTCAGCTGACTCTAGTATAATAGATTTTGGCGAAAGTGTTAGAATAGATGGTGATTTAACTGTAAATTCTAACGACATAACTTTAACTACAAATACAAGTGGTAATATTTTAGTTGCTGATGGTTCTAAATTTAGTTCAAAAGCTGTATCTGAATTAGGTGCTATTAGTACAATTGCTAGTGATGACGTTTGGTTAGCAGTTGATACTTCAGGTGGGGGACTTAAAAAAGTTGCTAGATCAGTTTTAGTATCTGGTCTTGCTACATCTTCAGCAATATCAAATATAGTAGAAGATTCAACACCTCAATTAGGTGGGGATTTAGATGTTAACAGCAATGATATAGTGTCAACGTCAAACGCTAATATACAATTATTACCTAACGGATCAGGTAAAGTAAATTTAGATGGTAATGGTTCTAGTGGTGGTGTATCAGTTACGGACGGATTGATTGAAATTAGAACAGGAACAGGTAGTGTTGCCGAACAAAGATTTTATTGTGAGTCAAGTAATGCTCACTATACTTCATTGAAATCAGCTGCTCACCAAGCATACTCAGGTAACGTAACTTTAACTTTACCTGTGATAACAGGCACACTTGCTACACAATCGTTCTCTATTTCTCAAGCAATTGCGCTTGGTTAATAGTTATAAATATTTTAAAAGGATAAACAATGGCAGAGCCAGCAAGTAGAGCAAACTTAAAAGAATATGCTTTAAGAGCATTAGGAAAACCTGTTATAGAGATAAATGTAGATGACGACCAACTAGAAGATAGATTGGACGAAGCACTACAATATTATGCTCAATATCATTATGATGGTATTAGAAGAACATATCTCAAATACAAGTTAACCGAAGACGATAAAACGAGATTAAAAAATGCTACTCGTTCATCTGAGTCTGCTACTGATTCAGCAGAATCAAGTGTATCTACTACTTGGCAAGAACAAGACAATTATCTTGTTATACCTAGTTCAATCGTTTCTATAATTAATATATTTCCGTTTTCAGATAAAGGTAATTTAAATTTATTTGATGTTAGATACCAATTAAGATTAAATGACCTATATGACTTTTCATCAACAAGTGTTATAAACTATGATATTGTTTTAAGACAATTAGACTTTTTAGATCACATATTAGTAGGTGAAAAACCTTTTAGATTTAATCAACATGATAATAGATTATACATTGATATGGATTGGAAAGATGATTTACAAGTAGATGAATATTTAATTATTGAATGTTATAGAAAATTAGACCCTACAACTTATACAGACGTATTCAATGATATATTTTTAAAGAGATACGTTACATCTTTATTTAAAAAACAATGGGGTGCTAACTTATCTAAATTTAATGGTGTAACAATGATAGGTGGTGTTACATTAAACGGTCAACAAATTTATACAGAGGCTTTAAGTGAAATAGATAAACTTGAAGCAGAAATCAGATCAACTTACGAGTTAAACCCAGCGATAATGATAGGATAATGCCATGCCAGTCAACCACTACTTTCAAGGCGGCAATGGTATAGGGTCAGACGCAGAAAAAAGACTCTATGAAAACCTAATTATTGAGGGTTTAAAAATATACGGACATGACGTATATTATCTTCCAAGAACATTAGTAAACCAAGATTTAATTTTAGGTGAAGATGTATCATCTAAATTTAACGCTGCTTACTTAGCAGAAATGTATTTTGAGAGTACAGACGGTTTTGCTGGTGAACAAGAAATCATAAACAAATTTGGTTTAGAAATTAGAGAAGATACAACTTTCTGTATCGCAAAAAGAAGATGGAATGATTTAGTTGATGACCCTGCTACTTTAATAAAATCAGGTAGACCAAATGAAGGCGATATAATTTATATGCCTTTAATGAATAGTTACTTTGAAATACAGTTTGTTGAAGACCAAGAGCCGTTCTTTCAATTAGGTCAATTACCTATTTACAAACTTAGAGTTACACGTTGGGAATATAGTTCAGAAAGAATTGATACAGGCGTTTCAAGTGTTGACGCCGCTGAAGATAAGTATTCATTAGATCAACTTGCTCATCAAATGACACTTGAAGAAGGCACAGGTACAGGTTCGTTATTATTAGAAAATGATAGTGTTGATGATGAATCAAACTATTTCTTATTAGAAACCTATGCTATACAAACTCAATCGCCTTACGCTGATAATACAGATTTAGATACAGAGGCAGGTTTTGATACGTCATCTACGGCAGATGATATATTAGACTTTACAGAAAGAAATCCTTTTGGGGATTTAGATAACGGATTATAATATGTTTGGTACTTATTTTTACAATCAAAGTTTAAGAAAAATGACCATTGCGTTCGGTCAAATTTTTAACAATATACAAATTAGAAGAAAAGACTCTAGTGGTAATGTAGTTCAATCTATTAGAGTTCCTTTAGGTTACGGTCCTAAAGAAAAGTTTTTAACTAGATTAGATCAACAACCTAGTTTAGATAATAGAGAGTTTGCTATAACTTTACCTAGATTAGGTTTTGAGATTTCAGGTATACAATATGATCCTACTAGAAAACTTACCAGAGTACAAAAATTTAAACAAGTAAAAACTGCTAAAGATGGTAAGATAATGGATTTTAATTATATGCCAGTACCTTACAATATTAGTTTTAATTTATTTTCTTTTACGGCAACAGCTGAAGGTGGTTTACAAATTATAGAACAAATACTACCTTTCTTTCAACCTGATTATACAGTTACTATAAATGCTATACCTAATTTAAGTATTAAGAGAGACGTACCTATCATATTAAATAGTGTAAATTATGAAGATAGTTACACAGGCAGTTATACTCAAAGAAGAGCTGTAATATATACTTTAGGCTTTACTGCTAAAACTTATTTGTTTGGACCTGCTACTACACAAAAAGTTATTAAGACTGTTCAATCAGATATGTATACTGACACCGATACAACAAATAAAGCAAGAGAAATTAGAATTGAGATTACACCTGATCCTACAACTGCTGACGCAGATGATGATTTTGGTTTTACAACAACAGTGACTAGTTTTGAAGATGGTAAAAAATATAATCCATCAACTGACAGTGATGAATAATTATGAGCAAATTAGAAGACAAAGTTAACGAGATACTTGGTATCGAAGAGAAAAAGATTAAGCCACCACAAGAGTACAAACCTAAAGTACCTAGAGTAGAAGATACAAAAAATCCTGATATTGATAACGACTACAAATACAGTAGAGAAAACTATTACAATCTTATAGAAAGAGGACAAGAAGCAATAGACGGCATATTAGATATTGCTAAAGAAGGTCAACATCCTAGAGCCTATGAAGTTGCTGGTCAATTAATAGGTCAAGTAGGTCAAACAGTAGATAAACTACAAGACTTACAAAAGAAACTAAAAGATTTAAAAGAGTTACCTAAAACAGCAAACGCACAAATTAAAAATGCTTTGTTTGTAGGTTCTACTGCTGAATTACAAAAGATGTTAAAGAAAAATGAAAATACTGAAAGCAAAAACGTCACACCCAAAGAAGACGACACTAGCGATAAGTGATTTAAATTTTGTTAAATACTATGAAGATAATAATATAGTATTAAAAGATTTATACAAAACTCATAAGCTAGAAAATCCTATTGAAGTAGAAAGAAGAAAAATTAATCCTATGCCTAGAGTTGGTGCTTTGGGCGTAAAATATATTGAAAAAGATTTAGTAGTTTTAAGAGGTAGTCAAAGAGTTACGACTGCTAAAAAAATGGGTTATACACATATAGAAGGTATTATTGTAAATGACTGACGCATATTTAGGAAATCCTAATCTTAAAAAAGTAAACATACCACAAGAGTTTACTAAAGAACAGATAGAAGAATATCAAAAGTGTTCTAAAGATCCTTTATATTTTATGGAAACATATATGAAGATTGTATCTTTAGATGAAGGACTGGTGCCTTTTAAGATGTATGATTTTCAAAAACATATTGTAAGAACAATACACGATAATAGATTTACCATTTGTAAATTACCTAGACAGTCAGGTAAATCTACAACAACTGTATCTTATCTTTTACACTATGCTTTATTTAATCCTAACTCTAACATTGCTATACTAGCAAACAAATCATCAACTGCTAGAGATATATTAGGTCGTTTACAATTAGCATATGAAAATTTACCTAAGTGGCTACAACAAGGTATAATAAACTGGAATAAAGGTAATATAGAATTAGAAAATAAATCAACTATTGTAGCAGCCGCTACTTCTTCAAGTGCTATTCGAGGTGGTTCTTTTAATATAATATTCTTAGATGAGTTTGCTTTCGTGCCAGCTAATATTGCCGAAATGTTTTTTAGTTCAGTTTATCCTACTATATCATCAGGACAAAAAACTAAAATGATTATAGTATCAACACCTCACGGAATGAATATGTATTATAAGTTATGGGTTGACGCTGAAAATAAAAGAAATGATTATATTCCTATTGAAGTACATTGGTCAGAGGTACCTGGTAGAGACGAAAAGTGGAAAGAAGAAACAATTAGAAACACAAGTCCTGAGCAGTTTCAAGCTGAGTTTGAGTGTGAGTTTTTAGGTAGTATTGACACTTTAATATCTCCATCAAAGATTAAATCATTAGCACATTTAAATCCTATTGAGTCAAACGCAGGTGTTGACATATATGAAAAACCAAAAAAGAATCATACTTACGTTTGTACTGTTGATGTTGCTAGAGGTACTGTAAAAGATTATTCAGCATTTTTAGTATTTGATGTAACACAAATGCCATATAAAGTTGTGGCAAAATATAGAAGTAATGAAATTAAACCTTATGTATTTCCTAATATTATATCTAAAGTTGCTAAAGCATATAATACTGCTCATACTTTAGTTGAGGTAAATGATTTGGGGCAACAAATATCAGATGCTTTACATTTTGAAATTGAGTATGATAATTTATTAATGACTACTCAAAGAGGTAGAGCAGGTCAAATATTAGGTGCTCAATTTAGTGGTAGAGGTACATCACTTGGTGTTAGAATGACTAAACAGATTAAAAAAATAGGTTGTTCTAATTTTAAGACATTAATTGAGAGTGATAAGTTAATTGTAAATGACTTTAATATCATAGAAGAAATGTCAACTTTTAGTAAAAGAGGTAACAGTTGGCAAGCTGAAGATGGTTGTAATGACGATTTAATTACATGTTTAGTAATCTTTGGTTGGTTGTCAAATCAAGCATATTTTAAAGAAATGACTAATACCAACGTAAGAAATCAATTATATGTAGAACAAGAAAAACTAATAGAACAAGACATGGCACCTTTTGGTTTTGTAGATGATGGTACGCCAGACTATGAGAAACCAGAGGTTGATGAATACGGTGATGTATGGCATCCAGTTACACGAAAAGGACTGTAAATTGGGGATCTTATAAATATCTGTATAAAAAGTTTTGACTATGGGCGTAAGAAAACTTACGATTATTGATGAAATAATTAGCTAATTAAGAGGAGAAACCTTATGGCATTTCAAGTATCACCAGGTGTTCTCGTACAGGAAAGAGATTTAACTAGAATCATTCCTGCCGTATCAACATCAATTGGAGGAGTTGCTATACAAGCAATTCGAGGTCCACTTGATCAAGTTATAACGATTTCTAGTGAGCAAGATTTAGTAGATACGTTCGGTAAACCAAATAGTTCAACGTTTGAATATTTTTTTACTGCCGCTTCGTTCTTACAATACTCTAACGCACTAAAAGTTGTACGAGCTCAAAACACTGGTTTAACAAACGCAAACACAGGTGGTAGTTCTCAGTTGATTAAAAATACAACTGACTACCAGGACAACTATGCGGACGGTTCTTTAAATATCGGAACTTTCGCCGCTAGAACAGCAGGAACGTGGGGAAATAACTTATTAGTTTCAACTTGCCCTTCAGCAACTGCTTATGAACAAACAGTCGCTACATCAAACATGGTTAACGGCGCTAAGTCAGTAGGAGATACAACAATCACTGTTGACGATGGTACTGCTTTCAATGTTGGCGACATCTTAGAGTTTTCAACAACTGCTTCAGGAACTGACTTTACAACAGGTGAGAAATACAGAATTACTGGTATTTCTACAAACGATTTAACAATCGTTCAACATCCTTTAGGACAAGGTGGTTTACAAACAGCTGTAATTGACGACAGTAGAATCAAAAGAAGATGGAGATACTATGACGCCGTTGACGGCGCACCAGGTACTTCAGCTTATGTATCTGACAGATCAGGTTCTGGTGATGAAATACATGTTGTTGTAGTTGACGAAGACGGTGGTATATCAGGTAAACCTGGTACAATCTTAGAAACATTTAGTAACTTATCAAAAGCTGCTGACGCTAAGACACCACAAGGTGATGATAACTATTATCCAAACGTTTTATATAATAAGTCAGAGTTAATTTATTGGACAGATCATAACAGCTCAGGTACTAATTGGGGCTCTAACGCAACTGGAGTAACTTTTACTGCTGTTAATGTACCGACTAATGAATCATTATCTGCTGGATCAGACGGTTCTACTGTAACTACTGGTGAGTTAAAAACTGCTTACGAGAAGTTTAGTGACGCTGATACTGAAGATGTATCTCTATTAATGTGTGGTCCTTCAGGCGACACAACGCATGTTGATAATCTAATCACAATCGCTGAAAACAGAAAAGACGCTGTTGTTTTCGCTTCTCCACAAAGAAGTGATGTTGTAAATGTGACTAACTCACATACACAAAAACAAAATGTTATTGATTTCTTTGATAACATAAGATCG